TGAGTATTGGCGGGGTATCGTTGAGTATTTTATATCTTTGTACACTTTTTTGTGCATATGTACATTTTTTATGTTATGTTATATAATTGTTAATAAGGAGAATATAATTATGACAAAGACCGCACAAATTGCAGAAGAAGATAATTTAATAAGAATCGCCGCATATGCCAGGAACGGATTAAGCGAAGAACAGATCTGTAAAAACCTGGGGGTTGCTTTTAGTACATTCAGAAGAGCAAAAAAAGATCCGCAATATGGACCGGCTATTTGTGAAGCATTACGACGAGGGAAAGAAGTAGTTGATTTTGAAGTTGAAAACATGCTGCACAAAAGAGCGATGGGATATTCTTACGATGAAGTTAAGGAAGAATATGAGAATGGAATCCTGGTGAAAAGAACAGTCATAAAAAGAATGGTACCGCCTGACACAACAGCACAGATTTTCTGGCTTAAGAATAGGAAGCAAGAGGATTGGCGCGATCGTAGGGAAGTAGATAATACAGTTGCGCTTGAGAAGCTCGATGAAGTTTTAGGACAAATTAATGGTTGTGAGTAAATAAGTATATGAGCAAGGATTTGCGCCTTACATGGATAGATGCAGACACGGTTGCCGACGTGTTGAGATTTATAAAAATGCCTCATTACGAGATACCACACATTGATCATTTGCCACTGGTATAGTTATCTTATGTAAGGTGTAAATTCTTGCTCACATGCTTGATAATTAATATGCTTAATATAATTGAGGGATGTGGCGTAGGTCGGTAGCGCGCTTGATTTGGGATCAAGAGGCCGCGGGTTCAAATCCCGTCATTCCTACTGGTTTTTCATTTCTTCATGAAATACCTCCTCCCGTTACGGCGAATGGCTGTGGGTTCACACTTTTCTTTTTCACTTTTCTTAAGTGTGAATTAAAAGGGGCTTCAAAAGCCCCGACGGGAATTATTGCCCCATCGCCAAGCGGTAAGGCACAGCACTTTGACTGCTGTATTCGCTGGTTCAAATCCAGCTGGGGTAGTTCTGCTAGTATGGCGGAATCGGCAGACGCAACGGACTTAAAATCCGTTGATAGTAATATCGTATGGGTTCAAGTCCCTTTACTAGCATCTATGTGGCCGTTAATATCAACGGCCTTTTTTACAATTATTTTATAAGGATTAACGCTATGCCATTTACTAAAAAGCAGCAAGAGTTCTTTAATAATGCAAGCCACCGATGGAATTTTAAAATAGGTGCTACCAGGTCCGGCAAGACTTATGGTGATTTCTTTTGGATTCCTAAACGGATTAGAAACAGAATAGATAAAGACGGGTCTTCCGTTATTCTGGGTGTTTCTAAAAGTACGATTGAAAGAAATATCCTGGAGCCCATGCGGGTCAAGTGGGGGCAAGACCTGGTCAGAACTATATCAACGGATAATACTTGTTATTTGTTCGGTGAAAGGGTGCATTGCCTGGGTGCAGAAAAGATCTCCCAGGTCAGTAAGATCCGAGGAATGAGCATCAAGTATTGTTACGGTGATGAGGTTGCAGAATGGAGCCGGGAAGTATTTGAGCTTCTTAAGTCACGTCTCGATAAATCATATAGTTGCTTTGACGGTGCACTAAATCCAGAAGGACCTAATCATTGGCTTAAACAGTTCTTAGATTCTGATGTAGATATTTATAAACAGCATTATACAATCTTTGATAATCCGTACTTGCCAGAAGAATTTGTGGCGCAGCTTTGCAAAGAATATGAAGGCACAGTTTATTATGATCGGTATATCTTAGGCAACTGGGCATTAGCTGAAGGCTTAATTTATCCGATGTATGAAGATTGTTTTGCAGATGCTACGGGCAATACTCCGGAACAATACGCGTTATCATTAGACTACGGCACATTAAATGCATTCGCGGCGATACTGTGGGGAAAGTTTGGCCGTACCTGGTATGGCTTAAAAGAGTTATACTATTCTGGCCGAGATACCGGAATTCAAAAGACAGATGTTGAGTATGCGGATATGTTGGATGAATTCATTGGATCGCTTACGGATCTAGAAACAATTATTGACCCGTCGGCCGCATCATTCATTACTTTATTACGGAAACGTAAAGGAAAGTATAAAGTAGTAAAGGCTAACAATAATGTAGATGATGGAATTAGGGAAACCGCAGTTGCATTGAAGTCAGGGAAGATTAAAATATCTAAGAATATGTCGCACTGGCGGGATGAGGCTGGCGGTTATGTTTGGGACCCGGACTCATTAGTTGATAAACCATTAAAAGTAAATGATCATTTAATGGACGCCACCAGGTATTTTGTAAAGACAAAGCGTATATTAAATGTGCTTGAAGAATATAATTCACCATTCAGAAGGAGATAAAAATGCTATTAACATTCCAGGATTTTGAAAAGGCCACCGACAAGAAACAATTCATCAGTACGGCGATTGGCCAGCACTTAAGCAGTGAGAAATATAAGACCGCTAAATCAGCAGACGCATATGACCACCAATTGAATGAAACAGTTTACGATTATGTAAGATTAATATTCGATATACTAGGAACACCTATAGAAGACTTTACGGCGAGCAATAATAAAATTGCATCTAATTTCTTTCATCGTCTGAATACGCAACGTTGTACTTATTTGTTGGGTAATGGTGTGTCATTCTCAGACAATACTGATGAAGTATTTGACGAAGACGGAAACCGCACCACAATAGACCATACTAAAGAGGCCCTGGGCAAGAAGTTTGATAATGATTTAAAGTCGTTAGTCTATTACGGATTAATACACGGCGCATCATATGGATATTGGACAGAGAACGAACAGAAAGGAAATCGGCTGCATGTTTTTAAGCTAACCGAGTTTATAGAATTTCTTGACGAAGAGACCGGCGTATTAAAAGCAGGGCTTCGATTTTGGCAGATTGATAGCACAAAGCCGATGTTCGCCGTACTGTATGAACGAGATGGTTATACCACTTTTAAAAGCGAAAGCGGCTATGCTAATTTTGTTGAGGTTCATCCTAAGCGCGGATATAAGGTCATTATTCAGACAAATGATTTTGATGGCGATGTTATCGTCGGCGAAGAAAACTATAGTGATATTCCCATTATCCCATTTTATGGCAGTAAGCTAAAACAATCCACATTAGTGGGCATGAGGCCTGGTATTGATTCATTTGACCTAATCCGCAGTGGATTTGCTAATGATCTTTCAGATTGTGCCCAGGTATATTGGCTTCTTGAAAATTGCGGCGGCATGACAGATGCTGAGCTTGAGCGCTTCAGAGATCGTTTAAAGTTCAATCATATTGCAGTTGCCGATACCGATAATTCTAAAGTAACTCCATATGCGCAAGAGATCCCATACCAAGCCAGGAAAGAATATTTAGACCATATCAGGGCGGGAATCTATGAAGACTTCGGCGGGCTGGATGTTCATACAATAGCCGCGGGCGCAACCAATGACCATATTGATGCAGCATATCAGCCAATGGATGAGGAAGCCGATGATTTAGAATACCAGGTCACAGAATTTATTGATGCGCTTCTTAGCCTGATTGGTATTGAAGATAGTCCAGTATTTAAGCGCAACCGTATTTCTAATGAGAAAGAACAGACTGAGATGATTCTTTCCGCAGCTGACTACCTGGATGATGAAACTATCTTAAGCAAGCTTCCGTTTATTACTGTGGATGAAATCTATAAAATACTAGCAAACAAAGACCAGCAAGACAGAGATACTTTCACTACGGATAAGCCAGAGAATGCATCAGAAGATAATGACGATAAAAACATTGAGGAATAATATATGGCAGATTTAGGTGCTAAATCAACAGATGATGAAATTATTGCACTTGAGAAAGAACTAAAAGCGGTTTATAACAAAGCATATAAAGAAATTCTTCAAAAGCAAAAAGATTTTAATGCCAAGTATGCTGCGAAAGAAGCCATTCATTTAAAAGACGTAGCTGACGGCAAATGGACGCAGGAAGAGTTTGACGCCTGGAAGGCTGGCCAGGTTTTCCAGGGCAAGCAATGGGAAAGTAAAAAGAAACAGATCCTCGGTACAACATATAAAGCCAACACTATAGCAGCAGATATTATAAACGGTAAAACAAGCGGTGTATTTGCTTTTAATGCGAATTATACAGCATATCAGTTAGAGCATCAGGCCGGGGTTAATTTTAGTTTTGATCTTTACGATAAATCTACGGTTGTAAATCTTTTAAAGAATGATCCGCAGCTCTTGCCGCAATGGAAGATAGACCAACCAAAAGACTATACCTGGAATCAAAAGAAATTGCGGCGACAAGTGACATTGGGTGTTCTAGAGGGTGAAAGTTTAGATAAGATCGCTACCAGACTGGCCGATTCATTATCTACACAAAACTTTAATAAGATGCGAACCTTCGCCAGGACCGCAATGACTGGTGCGCAAAACTCTGGCCGCCAGTTTCGGTTAGAAGAAGCGAAAGCCCTGGGCATTAACGTAAAGAAAGAATGGATGGCGACATTGGATGCTCATACCAGAATGACGCACCGTAAGCTAGACGGACAGAAAGTAGATTTAGATAAGTCATTTGAAATCAATGGCTTGTCCATTCGTTTTCCTGGTGATCCTTTAGCAGCGGCTGCCCTGGTTTATAACTGCCGCTGCACAATGGTGGGTGATTTAGTAAATTATCCCGCTACTTATGATCGTTATGATAATATAGACGGGAAACGAATAAAGGGAATGACTTACGAAGAGTGGGAAGAAGCAAAGAAGAAAGGCGAAGACATTTCGCCGGTCCCGCTTACTTTTTCACAGGTTGGATTATATAAACAATCGGCCGAGCTTTTAAATTTATTTAAAGATAAAAAGATGTCTAATGTTTATGCTGATATCAAGAGTATGAATGTGACCGAAGGCAATAAGTTTTATAAAGAATTGCAGGGCATGGGCAAGCCTTCGGAAGTGTGGGCACAGTACGTGGCGGGTACTTTACCGGATGATCAGCTAGAAAAAATCGATCAGATGCTACAGGTTTACGCTGACAAGGCCGGACTGCTTGAAACGCCACTTGTAGAGCAATTCAAAAATAAAAAGATGTCCAATGTCTATGCGGATCTAAAATCTATCAATACTACTGTTGCTAATAAGTTCTATAAAGAATTACAAGGCATGGGTAAACCGTCTGAAGTATGGCAACAATATCTTGAGGGTAAGTTATCAAAAGACCAGGCTGCAAAGATTGAAGCCTATCTAAAATTATATGATCCTAGCAAGATGGCGGCGACACCCACGCCTGCGCCTAAAAAAGAGCCAAAGCCTTCTAAAGAACCCTCTAAAGAGCCGTTAGTAAAAAATTTGTTTGGAGACAACGTAAGTGATTTGCCGGCAGATTTAAATGATAAATTTTTTGCCACTTATATGAATGAAAAATGGCAACTTCAGCTTAATGGGTTTCCTACTGATAATGAAGTATGGAAGATGTATAAAGATGGTACTCTTCCAAAAGATATCTCCGATAAGATTGATGAACTTTTAACTAAATATGCTAAAGATAAAGGCCTTATAAAAGATACGGCTAAAGCAGCTACCGTCAATCCTTTAGCTAAGCCCGTTGTTGATATTAAAGATATTAAAACACTTGATGATGCGCAAAAAGCACTAAAAGAAGCGCAAGAAGCAATCAATGCGGCAGGGGCCGATAAAAAATTCATTGGTATTTGGCAAACTCCAGTTACTTATGCCGATTATGAAGCAAAGAAAGATTCTATTCAAAAAAAGAAAGACTATTATCTAAATAAAATTGCATACTATGAAGGCATCGGCAAAGCAGACTCTGCAAACATGCTTAAGGGTTATCTTAAAGAGCTTGAGGAATTTGAAAAAAATGGTAAAGCCTTTTCTAGTTTATTCAAGACTCTTGACGACGCAAAACAAAAAGTTGTAGATCTAAGCCCTAAGCCTAAAATAGGTGCAACTGGTAAAATATTTGATTTAGACCTGTTTACTGATAAAGTAAAGAAACTGGCTCATAACTTTACAAGTAAAGGTGCTGCAGATAAATTTCATAGAAAATATTTAGATTCAATATGGGATAACTTAACTAATGAAGAAAAATATGGAATTTGGGAATATACACGAAACTCTAATCCGATGAATAAATCGCTTTCAGGCTACCATGATAGTTGGTCTAGATCCGATTTTTTGGGCATAGGAAAAACCGTATGGGGGCATGAAGATTCATGGCGTAGCCTACCCAGCGTATTTAAGAAATTTGGTAAAGATGGTCATTGTACTTATCATAAAGCAATTACAGATACGACCAAAGCCATTGAAAAAAGTATATTGCCGGAAGGTGTCATGTTAGTCAGAGGATCTGATAAAGGTGGCTTCGCCGGAATGATTGAGGGTAATTTATTTAGTTATGAGCAAGCCGAAAAACTTTTAAATAAACCCGTCAGTGAAATTAATAAAGCGCTTAAGGGCCAGGTTATTCAAAATCATGCATTTACTTCAACGGGTATTGCCAGTGGAACCGGTTTCGGTGGATCTGTTGCATATAAAATTTATGCGCCTAAAGGCACTAAAGCTATTTATGCTGAGCCTCAATCTTATTTTGGTGATACTGTAGGTATGGATGCTCGCCTTTATAAAAAAGGGCAAAGCTATCACAGTGTAGGCGGTGAAGCTGAAGTTATTTTACAGCGCGGTACAGAATTCAGAGTAACTAATGTTACAAAATCAGGTGGGACTCTAGTTGTTGAAATGGAAGTTATTGCGCAGCCAGATTATTTTAAGTATGGCGATGAAGACACATACAACGCTGGCAAAACCAGGCATAAGAAATAATATAAAGGAGGATTATAAATTATGGCTAAAAAGAAAAAAAGAGAATTTTCGCCTATGAAAGGCCAGATGGCGGACCCAGAACAGATCTTTTGCAGAAACTGTGCTTTTAGAGATAAGACTATTATTAATATTGATGGCGATGAAATTCCAATAGGAATAACTCGAGATACGTGTGCTATTTATGTATCGCCTAATCTTAAACCTACAGAGATTTTATTACAAGATGCACCCTGTGATTATTGGGTGCAAGATAGGAGCGTAGCAGACTAATGGCAGATATTGTTATTACTAAAGATAATACTTTTAAAGTGTTAGATTCATTAAATGGTGCTTCAGAAAAAATTATGGAGACAATCGGGACGGCCGCCGAAAAATACGCCAAGGCTTTATGTCCAGTTGGAACAGTGGAAAGCACTGGAATAAAAGGCTATAGAGGCGGTACGTTACGAGGATCTATTACCCATGTCGTAGAAGTTACGGATAAAGGCGCAGGCGTTGCAATTGGATCTAATGTGGAATATGCACCATTTGTTGAACTTGGCACATTGGGTGGATTTGAAGGCTTGCCGCCAGAATGGGAGTCTTTCGAGGCACCGGCATCTAAAGGTAAGGCCCATGGAAAAGGAATTACAGCAAAGCATTTTTTAAGGGATGCGATTCAAGATCATATGGCCGAATATAAAGCAATTATTGAAAGCGAATTAAAAAATGCATAAAAATAAGCTCTTAGACTTTTGTCTAAGAGCTTTATAATTTAATCGTATTAATTAAGTTTTATGCTAAGTCCTTTAGCAGCGAGTCGCTTATTAATTGTGCTAACACGCTTGCAAACAACATGCTCTTTTTCACGTAATGTCTTAAGATATTGTGGACTATTTTCATAATATCTAATTTCCACATCATATTCATCGTTCCATTTACAACCGCGAATGGCCACACAATCAATATCTACATGGTCATCAATATTAAAAATCTGATCGATTCTTTCATAGCAATTCTTCATGATCTTATCTCCTCATTATATAATCTGTAATCATCGAGTGCCCAGGCTATCCAACTTTCAAAACCCTAACCGGCGCTAAGCTCGTCCAGGGCCCTTATTCATTTTTGTTGCCTGTTTATATTATAATATTACTGCATTTATCCCAATATGTACATATTTAATTGTACGGAAAAACTCATGAAAATTTATACCAATTTTTGTGCAGTATACATACCTGTTTTTATATGATATAATCATATAAAAAGGTACTCGAAGGCAAAGAATCGCCCCGAAGAAAAGGAGAGGAATTTATATGGCATTAACAAGAGCATTTTTAAAAGGACTTAATCTCACCGATGATCAGATGAATGCAATCATTGAAGCGCACACTGATACAGTTAATGGGATAAAGGCCGACAGAGATCGTTATAAGGCAGAAGCGGAAAAGCTCCCAGACGTTCAAAAGGAATTGGACGAACTGAAAGAAGCTGATTGGAAAGGTAAATACGAGAAAGAGCATACTTCTTTTGATGACTATAAAAAAGACATTTCTAAGAAGGAACTTGCCGCAAAGGTTAAGGCCGCATATCGAAAACTGTTGACAGCTGCTAAAGTCGGAGAAAATCATCATGACTCAATTTTAAAAGTCACTGATTTTAGCGCTATGAAATTAAATGAAGATGGCACGCTTGCAGATGCCGATAAATTAACCGATACAATTAAAAAGGACTGGGGTGGATTTATTACTACTACCAGGCGTGAGGGCTCAAATCCGGCGACTCCGCCAGACGGAGATAATGGCAAGCCTAGCGGAAGAGCGGCACAGCTCGCAAATAAGTATCATAATGGACTTTTTGGAAAAACAACGGAGGAATAATAAATGTCTTTTATTATGGATGGCCACCAGGGTGCAATCTATGCCCCGGGCTGGTTTTTAGTTAATAATGAAGATTGCTCTAGATTTACTAAGACAATCCCTCAGTCGCTCGCAACTACGGCAGCCGATGGAACTAAGTATGTAAAAATGGGAACAGTATTTCCGAGTAATGACGCAAATGCTATTGGCATTGTTTATGAAGATGTAGACGTAACTTCTGGAAACATGCCAGGATCTGTAGTTACTAAGGGTGAAGTTTATGAAGATCGACTTCCGCAAGCTGTCGATACATATAACTCCGCAACAGTAGCTTCTGGCGGAAATCCAAAAGAATTAGGGTTATATGAGAGAAGCGGAAGTTCTCCAAATTATGTATATACTCTTACAACGGATACTACTGCCGGTGCAGGTAAGACCTATTATAGCTACGATGGAAAGAAGATTGCATCTGCTGCAAAAACGGCGCTCCAGGCGCTCGGCTTTAAATTTGTAGATGCTGCCCCGGTTGTAACAAGACCGTACTAATAAGGAGGAAATTATTATGCCTAATTGGGAGCAAAATATTTTTGGATTAATTCCGGAAAGAGAATGGATTGACGTTGGCTTTAATGTTACACGTCAGAATGATCCGATCGATGGCCTGTTTGGCGATCTGAAAACCGATAATCTTATGGCCGAGTGGGAAGACATTGCGGCTGAGTATCAGATTCCTATGATGGCTCAGTTTCATGCATTCGATACTGAATCTCAGAAAACATTTAGAATTCCGATTGATACACATAATATTGAAAAAGGCCTTATTAAGGTCAAGCTCAATCAATCTGAAAGACTACGTGCACTTACTAACAGAGGTGTTCAGAATAATGCTCTTTATGATTATGTATTAAATGATGGAATTCGTCTTGCTGAGCAAGTCTTTACAAGATCCAAGGTTGCTAAGAATGAGCTTATGGCAACTGGCCAAGTTACAATTAAAGAAAATGATCTTGATATTACTGTTGATTATGGCGTTCCTGCTGCTCATAAGGGCCTGACGTTTGATGTTGGCGATGGTGCAACGGATGACCTTGCTACTCAGATCCAGGATATTATCGACACGGCTGAAGCGGCCGGAGTTACTATTACCGGTATGATGACTTCTAAGCGCAACCTTACTAAGATGAGAAAGAACGCCGGCCTTCAGACGCTTATCAATGGAAATGTTGGTGCCGGTCAGCTTATTAAGAATTCCGCACTTGCGGCATATCTTGAAGAGGAGTTTGGTATTTCTCAGATTGTCACTAACGATCTTACATACGGTAAGAGCGCGACTATTAATAGCGACGGCCGCCCGGTTGTTTCTTCTGCTAGATATTTCCCAACTGATAAGGTCACATTTTTTGCGGCTAATCCAGGCGGCAAGCTTGGCACTGGTCTCTGGGGCAATCCGCCGGAAGCTGATGATTTTGAAATTAAGGTTGGTGCGTCTGGAGTTTCACCATATGTTTGGGTGAGCCAGTGGTTTGAAAAAGATCCGCACGTCCTTTGGACAAAGGCTTCCGCACTGTTTATGCCGGTTCTTTATAATCCGGATTCGCTGTGGATTGCTGATGTGACTGAAACAGACGTGTAAGAATAAGGAAGATTAATTATGTTGGAACAGATTTTAGACCATATTCACAATTATTTTGTAAAAGATGTGTATAAGGGAGAATATGAAATTGTATCTAACACAATTAATCTTCCTTTTCTTATAGATGGCCAATATTTTAAAATAGTCGGATCTGTATTGAATGATGGTTTGCATCAATATCCAAGTTCAGACTTACAGGATGAAACATTTAAAGGTGAAATTTGGGCGCTTGCCATTCCGCCGGCCATTATTAAATTAGCTAATGAAGTTGAAACCTGGGTTAATAAATATGGCGAGTGCGCGGCAAGTCCTTATCAGTCTGAGTCATTTGGTGGATATTCTTATAGTAAAAAATCATTTGGAAATGCTGGCGGAAATGCTAACGGAAGTGATACATCTACCTGGCAATCAGTATTTAAATCTAGGCTAAATCATTGGAGAAAAATTTCATGACTTTATTATCAGCAGGCATGGAACAATGCATTATACTAAATAAAGTATCGCAGCCAGATGGATATGGCGGAAGAATTGACGTTTGGACAGAAAGCGATTTTGATTTTAAGGCGGCAATAGTTTTTGACACATCAATAGAAGCCCGTCGTGCTGAAGCGGAGGGCGTGCATAGTCTTTATACTATTACTACTGAAAAATCTATAACCCTGGAATATCATGAAGTTTTTAAAAGAGTTCGGGACGGCAAAATATTTAGAGTTACTTCCGACGGAGATGATAAATACACTCCGGCCAGTGCTACCCTAAATATGAGGCAGGTCACCGCAGAAGAATGGACATTGCCTAATGGATAAATCGCAGTCAATACATGAGTTTTGGTCACAATTTGGACTAATTGCCTATGATGAAACTACAGTACCAGATGATGCAGAAATGCCTTATATAACATATAATGTAGGCATTGGCTCTCTGGGAGACCCCATATTCCTCAGCGGTTCGCTTTGGTACCGTTCTACATCTTGGCGAGAAGTTACTAAAAAGGCCGATGAAATAGAAGCTGCTGTAAAAAGCAATGGATATTATATTGTTGATATTGAGAATAGAGGGCATACCTTTATTACTGCTGGATCGCCATTCTATCAAAGAATGGCAGATCCGGCCGATGATATGATCCGACGAATTTACATTAATTTAAATGTAGAATTTTTAAGTAAATAAAGGAGAAATAAAATGGGAACTTTTACACGAGTTTCAAGCGATGCTTTTGATGAACTCCAGCTTGATGCTGGAGTGCTTTTAAGTACTTTTGATCTGGAACATCCGTATACAGTACCAGATGACGACGATATAATTGCTACTACTAGTGGCGGAATTAATCCAACATGCGTCCCAACCTATAGTGATTTTGGTGAAGATGTGGATAATGTCCCCAATAATATGATGGAGTTTAAACATCTTGATTATTGGGAATGTGCAATGGCCTTTACTTCACTGAAGTTCAATGCCGATAATACTAAGTTATCTTTAGGCGCTGCAGATGTTTCTGATGTTACAGGCGGAATTAAAAAGATTGTACCTAGAAGAAATGTACAACTTTCAGACTTTAGCGATCTTTGGTGGGTAGGCGACAAGGCCAATGGCGGAGCCTTTGCAATTAGATTAATTAATGGCCTTTCCACAGGCGGCCTTAGCATTCAGTCTTCTAAGAATGGTAAAGGTACGGCTAGTGTGACTATTACCGGCCACGTATCACTTGCACATCAAGATATTATGCCAATGGAATTTTATGATATTCCTGCGCCAAGCTCTAGTGGCTCCGGCGGCTCCGGCGGTTCGGGCGGTACTGGCGGTACTGGTGGCACTGGTAATTAATA